ACATTTTCCATCCATTTTGTTTTAAGTTTTTCAAGTTCTTTTGCAGGATCTTGCGAAAACCAAACATCGTCACCAATAATTTCAGGGGCCTCTTTTTCAGGGATCCCTGTATTTATAATTCCAAACGGGGTTAAATTCTCTTCAATTTGTTTAAACTGATCTTCATATAGTACTTTCCTCAAATTTGTATCAGTTAAATCTTTGAAGAAAGGTTCGTTTGTTGCCCAGGAAAACAGAACCAAACACATAACCAAATCGTCATGATATCCTTCGTCCGCTTTGTGGGTTCCACGAACCTCAATAAATGTGGAAATTTCTTCAATTATTTCGGGATCGTGTATTAATAACTTCTTCCCCTCAACCAAACTCTTAAATGTCGTACATCCTAGACGTTTTACTTGTTTAGTGGTTCTAATCCCTAGGCCTGCGCCTTGAGTAAAACCGCCAGACAAATATTGTCCAGATTTGCTATTATGACCAACAAAGAATACGTTTTCGTATTCTAAATCCATATACAATGAATCCGCTACCTGCTGCCCGTTATCGTTAATTTCAACTAAACAGTAAGCATTATTATAATCTTTTGCCATTTTATATATAATGTTCGGAAACATCAATGGACTTACCTTATTACTTCTATATTTAGCCACTACGGAATAAGGATATTCTGTAATGTCTAAAACTGTAAATGCCGAGTAATCTCCCCCTACTCCACGGGAAGTATCTGCAACTAGCATATAGATATGATTTATTCCTTCAAACGTTCCATCATCTTTTTTCTTTGCCCTGATTGGTTCAACCAATACGTCTAATCCCTCTTTTGTGAACACAAATTGTTTTGTGGACATTTGGGAAATTGTATCTGGAGAAATAAGGGTATTTGAAGAACCTAAGAAACGACATAAAACTTCTTGATTGAATTTTAATTCACCAAGCATTGCCTTTTGTTCTCCGGCCCACTTTTCATCTCTGCCAGGGATTCTACTGTAAGGGATAAACAGAGTAGTAAATCCGTTTAATCCTTGTTCCGCTTCGTTCCAGAATTTCCAGAAATGATTATATCCTAAAGGTGTAGATGTTAACAGAATTTTTGTAGTGTTGCCTGCAGAGATTGTAGGATAAACTGAAGTGAAAAAATCTTCTGCAACATTATTTGGAATAATTGCCGCTTCGTCGATATACAACCAGTTTACAGACTTGCCTCGAATACCAGATCCGCTGGTTGCCGCAGTAAATACTTTAGAACCATTCTCAAGTTCAATATCGCCCTTGTTGAATGTCTTTACTCCCTGTTGCATCCACATAGGAAGCATTTCATACATTAATTCGTATCTTGAAAGAACTTCTCGGGCAGCCGAAGACTTGTTTGCCAAAATTGCAACTGTTTTATTTTCTTGGAATAACGTATACCAAAGAATACACGCCGCAGAAGTAATTGTTTTACCTTGTTGACGACCTTCCATTAAAATAACCTTACGATTATTTAATATAACATCAACCTTTTCTTTTTGGCAATCGTATAACTTAAAAGGAATAAGACCCTTATCAAGTGATACAATTTTGCAATATGCTTCTATAAAGTAAACAGGATCCTGCATACAACGCATAAGCTCTCTTACTTGCTCTTGGGTGTATGATTCTACAATTCCAATTGGTTTAAGATTGGGATTGCCGTTATATGATACTGCTTTACTGCTCAATTGTATTACCGTCGTTATTATTTTTTAGCATCTTCATTAGTTCTGCGGTAGATCCAGCAAAAACTACATTGTTATTAGTAACACTTCTAGGCCCTTCGGTTTTTCCGGGTTGCAAATCTTTGGCCTTTTTCTGTAACTCTAGTAAATCTTTTGCAACATCAGATACCGTTTTAATTAACTGGCCGGCAACTTCATATGTTCTTGGATGCTCAGAACTCTTTGCAAGCTCTATCATCTGGTCCAATGTATCCCCGCTTTTATGAATTAGCCCGCGCAAAGTATTTCGTGCAAGCTGATAATCTTCATCTTGATCTAAATCTCTTTGTGTGGAATCATTTACAATTGCCGGCAAATCTTGTGTTTTTTCCGCTTCCGTTAACGGCAAATCAAATAATTTATCAAGTTCAGGAATATTTTTCATTAAAAGTTTTCAAAGGTATCAGTAAACCCAATATCGTCACCAGGTTTTGCAGATAATGGCGACGGCTCAACTGTAACTTTAGTTAGTTGTTGAGTTAATTCAGTATTATTAAAAGTTGTTGCAACTACTTTTCTAATAATTCCTTGTTTGTTAACAGGGCCATAAAAATTAAGTTTCATTGTAAAATTTAAAGTCCAAACAATTGTTCTTTGTTGGTCGAATCCGCCTTCATATGTATCTTCAAAACTAACATTATCTAATAGTATAGGTAGATCGTTTTTAATTCCTAACTGAGGAATTGATTTAACCGTTAAGTTATAATCCGGATTAAAATATGGTAAAATTTGTTCAACTATCTGTAACCCGTCATCTTGATTTTTTACATAAACAAAAAGAGATATATCAATGTTATATGGAGTAGGCGCATACTGCGCATCCAAGGTTGACGTCGAAGTATTTACCGATCTATTTTGTTGTATTGGGCTAATTTTTCTGGCAAAATCATAACTTAAAGTTGTCATCTCAAACGACATTCTAGGCACAATGACCTGGACATTCATGTCATCAACATTTGGTCTTTGTTGAATTCTTGCCAATGCCTTTTGTTTTGATGCATAAGAAATAGGCACCTTTAATACCTGTATTATATTTCCATCGGCATCTCTACGTTCAATAGTAATACTATTAAACATATTACCAAAGGCAATAATAGCTTTTCGTATGGTTCCCCAATAAAATCTTTGATCTAACATTATCTAAATACCTCTCCAAAAGGATTCTTTTCGCTAAAATCTAATATGTCGGTAATATTAGTATCAAAATCCTCATTTCTAGCAGCTCCATCATCTGAGTGCAATGTAGAATACGATTCTTGAATTATTGGACTTTCCGTGTTGTATTCAAATAATAACTCACTACCATCTTCTTGAGTTATCTCAAAATTCTGTACGTCTTCATTAATGATATCTGGATAAGAATCAATTTCAGTAATTCCAGTTCTAATAACTTCGCTGGAGAATTGCATTAATTCGCAGAACAATTTGTATATGTATAACTTACCAACTTGATAGAAAGGCTGGCTTCCTTCAACCTTACGAATTTCAAAATATGAGTGTGTTAATGGGAAATATAATAAATCTCCCTCTGCTGGTCTAGGCAGAATAGTATTACCTGTATTTCCCGCAACTTGTGTCCAACGTTTTCTAGAAACTATGAATGTTGCATCTTGTACTGTTTGCACACCAAATTTAGATAAGAAATCTCCAGGGCCTTCAAACCCATTGCTGTTTTCCAAATACATCTCAATTGGGTATGCGTGTTCGTAATTGTTCAAAGGATCTTCGCCCAAAATACGGTCTTCGTTAAATGTTTTTCTAGGCAAATAATATAATTCAAATCCGTAAATCTTCAAGCATTCGATAACCAAATCCTCATAGAGATTTTGTTCCGATTGCCTGCCCATTGGTACGCCAGAATGAAAGTATGGATTAACGGTTGCCATTTTCTAATATTCTATTGACAATCTATTGACACGATGTTATTATCTTCTATGAGCCTAGGTGATAAGAATATTATCCAACAAACATATCTACAGGCAATTCAAATCTAGATTGTATTTCTGTTTCAATTTGTCTTATTTCTTCTACTGCTTCTTGATACACTATCTCACCATTAAGTGTTACACCTCCGGGAAGTTGTACGCCTGAGAACTTTTTCATGTTATCTCCCCATTGTCTTTTGATTAGGGCAGTTGCATACCTTTTAAGGAACATATCATTATATACATCCGTAAACACATCCGGATCTAATATTCTCCAGCATTCCACAATTACATATGTACCTGGAACCACGTCAGCTGCCCAATCCATATCAATGAATAATCTATTCATGTGACGGTTAAACCGTATTGGTTTTTGACCAACGAGCAATTGGTTAATTAATTCTAATTCCTGTCTTACTTCTGTATAATAGATCAAATCTGTAGACATTAATGAATACAAATCGTTAATTAAAATCTGATACTTAATATCAAAGATATTTGTACCCGTAGATTTATTCATAAACGGGAATACTCTTTCAACACCAACAACTGCATCCGATACTTCAATGTATTGATTTGAAATATTGTTTGCCGTTATTTGATGCTTAAGGTAAACTTTTTCTACAGCATCATAGTGATATTCTCTGTAGAATTGAAACGCATCATCTAAACGATCTTCAACTTGATCGTCATCTACGTTTATTTCAATTACAGGAGAACCAAGTCTACGTAGACAGTATTCTTTAAGACCTTGTCTGGATGTTACTGTTGCCATTACCGTGTTACTCCTGGATTTACTGTGATTATGCCTTCAACTATTCTCAATACTGTAGATCCTATATTTGCCTCAACATCATACACATATCTTACTGGAACAAGATTTGATGTCTGTGTAGCAGTTAATGATAAATTAATATTACCGGTAGTTGCGTTTGTGATATTTGCAGTT